ACTAAACATTCTTTTTCTAGATGAAATCTTCTCTTCTATTGACTCTGATGGTGTACACCATATAATTAACATACTTCATAATACAATACAAGATATAGGCCTCAATACCTTTGTTATCAATCATACCGTTTTACCGAGTGAATATTTTGATAAAAAAATTGAAATAACCAAAGACGGTGGATTTAGCGAATTTAACATTGAATCTATTGGATAAATAGAATATAAACAAAGACCAATGAATGTCAGCTTATAATCAAGAATTTAATAAAGATAATACTATCCTAAGGTACTTAGTAGTAGGTATGTTAGCAGAGCTTAGTAAAAAAGTTTATTACTACAATCAGGTAGATGAAGACACTTTAAAGAAAATAGAAGTACCTTTTTTCTATTCAGTATCAGGTAATGAAAGGTTTCTTTTAGATAACTTTATGTTTGATGCCGAAAAGGCAGGTAAGGCTGTTGGTGATTATGAGGTAGTTCCTCGTGGTATTATTCAGATGAATTCAATGTCAATTAATTCTGATGAGCAAACTAATAAATTTACAAGAGCTGAGTTTGTTAGAGAATATGAAGGTGTATTAAAGACATTTTCTTTAATGACTAATTTTTTACCAATAACTATAGGATTCGGTGTAACTATAATTTGTTCTAATAATTTAGAAATGTTAAAGGTTACTGAATCTGTTATGAGTAAATTATATAAAGGTACCTTATTTAATTGTGATTTAGGTATGTTTAGAGTAAACGCTTCAATGTCAGTTCCTGAAGAGTTTTCACAGGAAAGATTATTTGAATGGGGATTGAATGATAAAAAAGAATTCCAAGTTACTTTTGACATGGAGTTAAAATCATTTATGCCAGTATTTGAAAGTGGTATTTTATTACCTGAGATTGACCTAATAACTAAAGAATCAATCGCAAATAATCCTAATGCAAACGGTGTTGGTCAATTAAGATCAGACAGTAATGGTAATCTAGGAATTCAATTTGGTGGAGTATTACAAGGTATTTCTCAAAGTCTTACTGATATAAGAATGGCACCAGGAAATACAAGTATTTGGAGTAATGGTGGATTTAATTCTACAACCGATAAAGAAGTAGGAGGGCCTTTTGGCGAAAGTGCAATTAGTTCAGCTCCACCACCAGAAGAATCACAGGATAGTAAAAATTACAGAAATGCTAAAAAGGACGAGGAATAATTAACTCTAAGTTCTTAGAATATATAAAACAAATCAAATTCTATAATATGGAAAAAGTTATTAAAGAAGGCCAAACTCAAGTTTACACTGATGGTTCAATTGACCGTCAATATGGTGTTCAAACTGATGCACCTTACCTTAATGCACCACCACAGCAATTAATTGACATTGTTGGTGTTTTGTTTAACCAAAGCGGTAAAACAAAGCTAGATGGCAAAAATGGTAAAGTTGTTGAAAGTGGACCTATGACAGAAGAACAAGTATTATCAGTACTAGTTGGAATGGGTACACCTCAGCAATTAGCAATGAGTGCTATTAATGCCTTCAAAGGAAATCAAACAGAAATTACAGAAAATAATAATAAACAAAAAAATCATAACGAAATGAAATTTACAATTGCTGAACTGCACGAAAATGTTATGAAGAGCATTGAAGCTTTAAAGGTAATGAATTCGGATAACTCCAGAGTTTCTTATACAGCTAATAATGCCCTCAACATTTTAGAAGAATCTCTTAAGGCATTCCCAATGAGATTCAAAAACGAAGAAACTGAAGTTATCAGTGAAGAAATAGAAAACAGTGTTAATCCATTATTAAAATTTAACATTGCTAAAAACCTTCATCGAGATTTGGCATCTTCAGATTGGATTAATCCAATTAAAGAATTAAGATCTTATATAGTAGGTGCTTATAACGATACTAAATGGTCTTTTAGAATAGCTGAAGCTGTATCACGTACACAAACCCAAAAAGGTAAAATGTTTGAAGGTTTAGTAAATGATCTAGAAAGTTTATTAACGGAATCTTCTGATTCTATTAAATCTAAATTTTCTGCAGTTGCTGCAAAGAATCCATGGTCATTAGACTGTAAAAGTATTTTAAATGAAATGAAAGCAGAAGATGATAAGGCTACTTCAAATGGAGGCGGTACAATTTCTACTATCCTTTCACCAGTTTTAGAATCAGAAAACGGATTAACATTCCACTTACATGGAAAGAATTATAACTTTGATGGAAAAACAATTACTGAAACTGAAGTTAAAGATTCAAGATTCTTCGATGTATTAGAAGGTTTAGGAATGTTTAAAAATATGGATGGAACTTTAGTTACTTTCGGTGAAGGTAATGATAGAACATTAGAATATAACTTAGCTGAAGGAACAATTAAATTAGGAAAGACTGATTTATCAAATGCTAGTATAATTGAATTAAAAGAATCTTTAATGGCTCTTAACTTTTTCGGTTATAGAAATCAGTGGAAAATAGATAATGTATGTAAATTCTTTGAATCTGCTGATCTTCTTGCTGAAATGGATAACTTTACAAATATTACATCAACTGAATTTGAAAATTTATTTTTAACCATGATTGCTGTACAAGAAGGAGTCTATGTAAATAAAGTTAATTCTGCAATGCATCTAAACGAAATGGTATTAGTATCATCTGCAACTGAAACGGTTAAGTTGGTTAAAGAATTTATTAACTATGATGCTTCACCAATTCTTTCTGAAGAATTAATTGCTGAAAATGATGAGGCTGCTAAGATTGAAAAATCAAGAGCTGATATTTCAGATAAGATTACCTTTTTAGAAGAAAAGAAATCTAAAGTAAAAGATGCTATTAGTAAGCTTGGTGAAACTGAAGAACTTACTGAGGCTATGAATTTATTAGAAGAAGAAATTTCTAAATTTGAAAAATCTTTACAGGAAACTTATAGTAAATCAATAACAGAAAAAAAAAGTCGTAAAGAGTATTTAGACGACGGTTTTGTAGAAGCTGAGGTTAACAAGAACGGAAATGGTCTTAAAAAAGGTCAAGAAGTTATGGTAAGTGCTGAAGATTATACTTCATTAGGTGATAATGATTCATTAGAATGTATTGATCCTAAATCTGGAAAAACTACAATCTGCCCTAAGAGTCAATTAAGTGTTAAGATTTAATTAATCCAAATAAACTGAAGAGCCGGTAGTAAAATAAACTATCGGCTTTTTTTGTATATAATAATAAACAAAACGTTTACAAAATGGCAAGAAAAAGAAATTACCTAAATAATAGAGATCTTCTTGAACAAATAATTTTATCTAAGGAACAAGATGAGCTTACACCAAAGGCATTAGAATTCTTAATGCTATTAGCAGATAAATGTTCTAGAAAATTATCATATGCAAACCCTGATGATAGACAAGATTGTATAGCATCTGCTTATATGGATTTGTTTAAATATTGGAGAAATTTTAACCCAGAAAAATCTACTAACGCATTTGCTTATTTTACTGAAATATGTAAAAGAGGATTTGCAAAAGGTTGGAATAAACTACATCCTAGAAAATATGCAGGGACTGTTTCAATTAACGGTAGCGCTGATAGCGATGGTATTTATACAATATAATTTTAAATGAGCATTAAAAAGGTAAAACCTACTTCTAAGTCTGGATTTAAGCAAGGGTATTATAATCCTATTAATCCACGAAAGTATATTGGGGAGCATCCAATTATATATAGAAGTAGTTGGGAAAGAAAGTTTTGCCACTGGTGTGATCATAATGAAGAAGTAATAAAATGGGCATCTGAACCTTTCTCTGTAAAATACTTTAATATGCTAGACAAAAAGTTCCATAACTATTATCCAGACTTTTATATGAAAATGGATAAAGGTGGAATAATGGAAGAATTTGTTGTAGAGATAAAACCAAAGGCTCAATTACAAAAACCGAAAGCACCTAAAAGAAAAACCGCAAAGGCATTAAAAAACTTTCAGCATGGATATGAAACATATGTTAGAAACCTTTGTAAAACTGAAGCATTAAATAAAATGGCTAAACTAAGAAATTTTAAAGTAATGCTTTTAACAGAAGACTCTAAATTATTCTAATGGCATTAGTAGGATCCTTCCAAGAAGACTTAGATATTTACCTTGCAGATTATAAAGGTAGAACCGGCGCATCTAAACAATCAGATAAAGACCTTAAGACTATTGGTAGTATAGCAAAAGGAACATTGGATAACGGTAAAATGTATTCCTTTGAATATTTTACACCAGATGAAACTTTTTATGATACTTACCCTTTAGTATTAGGTTTAGGTAAAAGTGATAATAATCATCAACTAGGTTTAAATCTACATTACATTCCTTATGATGCTAGATTACCTTTTTTATCTGAAGTATTCAGATCATTTAAAAATGTAATATCTACCTCAATAAATAAAGCACCAAGTGATCCTGCTAATCAAGCGAGATTAGAACAATTTACTTATGATAATTTAAAAAAATCATTAGGTAGAAAATATAATATTACTTATGCTATTAGGCAATATAGATTAGACAGAATAAGAAAACCGAGAATGTTAGGATATGAAGATTGGTACATTGGCGCCGTCAATAATCAGAATCATTTTTTTGGCGGAAATATTAATGAGGCACAAGCATTATATTACAAGAATATATAAACAATAAAAGATAAAACAATATGGCAGGTTTTACTGATAGAAGAGGACCCTTAAGTACAGGTAATCCAGTAAGAAAGATTTTAAAGGATCTTTCTAATTTAGGCATGGCTTACGATGATATGATTATTCGTAATTCACGAGCTGTTGGGTTTACTGAAAATCAGATGGGTTACACGTTTAATCCAATGGGTTCAGATAGCGATGATATGTATAGCGCATTTGCTGCATTATCATTGACTGATACTACAATGAAGAAAAATATTTCTATCTTTGATAAGGACTATGAAAGAAAGAGAGATCAACTTAGAGAGTATGCAGTACAAGATGAGATAGAAGATATCTTAGATGTTATTACAGATGAGGCTATTGTATTTGATGAATCTAACTTTATGGCATATGCCCATTTTCATGGTCATATTGCAAGTTCCATTGAAGATGAGATTGGTGATGTATATAATAACCTTTATAATTACTTTGGATTTAATGATTCAGTTCAGCCATGGAATTACTTTAGAAAATGGTTAGTTGATGGATTCCTTGCCTTTGAGATAGTGTATAATGATAAACAGACAGAGATTATAGGATTTAAAGAATTAGACCCTATATCATTAATGCCTGGTATTGATACTGACACTGGAAAGAAACAGTGGGTACAATATAAAGGACAGGGTGCTAAAGAGAGAAAGTTATGGGATTCACAGATTATATACCTTTCTTATTCTCAAGTTAATTCTCCAATGAGAATATCCTATGTTGAAAGATTAATAAGATCTTTTAACCTTTTAAGAATTATGGAAACAACTAGAATTATCTGGGCTGTTTCTAATGCTTCATTTAAAACTCAATTTATTATACCCGTTGGTGGTAAATCTAAAACTAGAGCAAAACAATCACTTGCACAGTTAATGAATTCTTATAGAGAGGTTGTTGATTTTAACCAAGAAAGCGGTGAAATTGTAACTAACGGAAAACCAATGATGCCATTTAATAAAGAATACTGGTTACCATCAAAAGATGGAGAGGCGCCAGAGATTAGTACAATTGGTGGCGATGGACCTGATTTAGGTGATACCGAATCTTTAAAGTATTTTGCTGATAGGTTAAAAATGGCTTCTAAAATTCCTTTCTCAAGATTTGATAAGGAAGGCGGTAATACTTATGATATGGATGCCAGCGGAATGCTAAGGGATGAAATTAAATTTTCAAAGTTTGTTGATCGTTTAAGATCTATATTTCAGGAAATATTAGTTAAACCTATGTATCTTCAAATGTGCCTTAACCATCCTGAATTGAAAAATGACGTTGCATTTAAATCAGGATTAGGACTTAATTTTGTTAAAGATAATGTCTTTGAAGAAATGAAAGAGATGGAATTACAAACAAAACGAGTTGATTTTATTGGTAACTTAAAAACTCAGTTAAGTACGATGACAGCAGAAATGGAGGAAATTCCATACTTCGATTTAGGATTCTTGGTTAAGAGGTACGGTGGCTTTACTCGTGAGGATCTGAAGGCTAATGCCAGAGCAAAAGAAAGAGCTGATTTAGAGAAGGAAAATTACTCTGAAGCCGATATTGAAAAGATCCTTTTAGGTGCTGATAAAGCAGATTTTAAACCAGAGAAGAAAGAAGGTGCAGCTGATGAGGATCCATTAGCAGACCTCTAATAAAAACTTTACAGAGATTGTAATATATAAATCAAATAACTACTAGAAAATGTCAGGAAAAAAATTATTAATTCTTGAAAGACAAAAATCAAATTTAGATATAACCACTGGTGAAGACGGTTCGGTTGTATTAGAAGGTGTATTTACCGAGTTTGATGTCAAGAACAAGAATAACCGAATTTATGAGGAAAAAGAAGTAATGCCTCACATTAACGAATTGCAAGAGAAGGTTAAGACTAATAAGCTTTTAGGTGAATTAGACCACCCTAAAGATTTTGATGTTAGTTTAGCTAATGTCTCTCATGTTGTAGAATCATTGGATTATGATAAAGCTAAAAAGCAAGTTATTGGTAAAATAAGATTACTAAATACTTCTAAAGGTAAAGAAGCACAAGCTCTTATCAAAGATGGTATCCCTTTACATATTTCAAGTAGAGCTGCTGGTACAGTAGATGAAAATGGTAAAGTTAAAATTAAAAAGTTTTTTACTTATGATTTAGTTGCAGATCCTGGTTTTGAGAATGCTGAACTATCAAGAGTAAATGAATCTTTTGGCCTAAGTAATGAAGATGGTATATTAATTTACGAAATGGAAGAAACTGAAAATAATAACAACAATAAAAAAGATCTAACAATGGAAAATAAAAACTATGTATCCGTCGAAGATTTTCAAAAGTATACTGAATATGTATCTGGAGTTCTAAGTAATGTTAAGGAATCTACTAATTCTAACAATGATGAGGTAATGGAAAAACTTATTAAGTACACCGAGCATATTGCAGAGAAGGTAAATCAGGTTACTGATTATGCTGAATACTTATCAGAAAACTTAGACAAAAATATTTCTTACTCTGACTACTTAGCAGAGAATGTAAATTCAATTAAAGATTATGCTAGTTATTTAGCTGAAGAGCTTGATGGTAGTATTCAATATTCTGAGCATGTTGCTGAAATGGCTGACAAAGGAATTCAATATTCTAACTATGTTGCTGAAAATGTAGAGAAGAGTATTGATTATGCAGAGTATGTAGCAGAAAAAGTTGATCAGAATATTGCTTATTCTGAGTATCTTGGCGAAAATGTAGATAAGAGTATTAAATATTCTGAATACATTGCAGAAAATGTAAACATCCCTAATGCTGCTTCAATAAATGAAGGTTATGCTAATGAAGGTGCTATGCCAACTATGGAAGAAGTTTCAAAATGCATGGACGAAGGCATGACTTATGAACAGGTATGTGAAAAGTATCCAGATGCTGATAAAGGCAAACTAAAAGAAATGTGTGAATCATGTGGTAAAACTCATGAGACTGTAGATTATAAAAATTCTATTGAAGAAAAATTAGAAAAGTTAATTGCAGCTGCTGAAGTTAAGAATGTATCTGAAATGCACTTTATGAATTTCTTAGGAGAATCTAAAAAGAATGAATTTAATTCTTTATCTACAGAGAAGCAAGCTATGATTGTAGAATCAATGAATTCTAAACCAATTATGTCAACTATACAAGCTGAAAATATTTGGGAATCTAATTTTATTGAAAAGAAAAGAGAATTAGATGTTGTTTCTGATATGCCAGAAAAATTCAAAGAAAAATGGAATAACCTTTCTGAGGCAAGAAAAAGCCAAATAGTTTCTGAATCAAGGTTTCACCCAGTTAGCAATCAATATGGAATTAATAATTTCTGGGCAACAAGAGACCTAAGGGATACTCAAATTGTTACAGAATCTATTAATGAAAGTAAAACTGCGGCTGAAGCTGCAAATACAGAAGAGCCATTAATAAATGAATCATTTAGAAATGACTTAGTAAACAAAATGAAATTCAGATTAGGTAGATAATCTAATCTAAAAGATATTAATCGAATGGTTAAGAAGAAAAGAACCTAGGCGATTAAATAACCGGAATTGAAAAATTCCAAAAATGCGAAAAATAAATTTTTAAAATGTACGCAAATCAATTAATCAACGAGGCTGAGGTTCAAAAGACCTGGGCCCCTATCATTGAGGAAAGTACTGGTATTACTGAAAAGTCTAAGTTATCTTGGATGTCAAAGTACTGTCACTACCACAACCTTAATGAAAGTGTATATAATACTGTACACTTAAACCCTAACATGAATGTTCAAGGTATGGGAGCAACTGCTTTTCCAAGCGATCCTACTACAATGAACAACTTCAACAACGGAATGACTAACGGTTCTGGAGACAGACCTTTTTCTTTGTTGCCACTTGCTATGCAGGTTGCTGCTCAGACTGTAGGTTTAGACTTAGTACCAGTTGTACCAATGCAAGGCCCTATGGGAGTATTAACTTACCTAGACTTTGTATACGGTGGAGGTAGAACTAGCGATGCTGGTGGAAAAGTAACTGACTCTGCTCCTTTGTTAATCAAAGTAGACGCTACATTAGCATCTGGTATTGTACTTGCTGTAGATACTAAATACTATGTTGGTACTGGTACTAACGCTGCTTACGAATTAACTTTTGTAGGTAAATCAAGAATCGATGGTTTCCCAATCTTCCGTGTAAGAGGTAGAGGTACAGATACTACTGCTGCTTTTGCACAAGGTCAAGAAG